GCGCTAGCGAACTCCGTCGAGCGATGAAGAGGTTCTCACCTGATCTCGATAAAGAGACTCGTGATGAGATGGTTGGATTCCTAAAGCCATTGGTTAAAAAGGCTCGCGGCTTCATGCCGTCTAATGGTGACATGCCTTCGGGCTTCGTTGGCAATAGCGCAGGCGGTGGCTTCCCTAAGTACGATGCAGGCACAGCTCGTCGAGGCGTCGGCTATAAACTGACACCGACAAAGCCTAATCGTCAAGGTTGGGTGCAGACTGTATCGATCCACAATAAGACCGCTGGCGGTGCTATCTATGAAACCGCTGGCCGTAAGTCTGGAATGGGTGGAAGGTTCAGTCCACGCCTCCCTGGTCAATTAGCAGGATCGGGCAAGATGGCAGGTCGCGCAATGTTTAAGGCTTATAAAGAAGATGAAGGCAGAGCCAAGGTCGGAGTTATCAAGGCGCTTGAAAAGGCTGCCGCTAAGTTTAATGGGAGAGTAAGTTAATGGCTGAGTTACGCATCCCGATTATCGGTGAGTTCAAGGGCAAGAAAGCCTTCGACGATGCCGAAAGATCAACAGGTAAACTAGACGATAGCGTCAAGAAACTAGGCAAGGCACTCCTAGCGGCGTTCAGCGTCCAGAAGATAACTCAGTTCAGCAAGGCAGCCGTTAAGGCGTTTATGGAAGATGAAGCCGCTGCGAGCCGTCTAGCGCAGTCGGTAAAGAATCTAGGACTAGCCTTCGAGACTCCAGCGATCGAAGCGTTCATCGAGCAATTATCTCGCGCCTCAGGTGTTACAGATGATCAGCTACGTCCGGCCATGCAGAGACTATTGCAGACTACAGGCTCACTCGCTAAGTCCACCGAGTTAATGAACCTAGCGCTAGAAGTCAGTAGAGGCTCTGGCGTAGATTACGAGACAGTAGTTAATGATTTATCAATGGCCTACGTCGGGCAGACTAGAGGTCTACGTAAGTACTCACTAGGACTTACTCAGGCAGAACTTAAGACGGCTTCATTTGCCGAAGTTCAGGAAAAACTAAACAAAACCTTTACAGGTGCTAACGCGGCATACCTTGATACTTATGCAGGCAAGTTAACCCTAATTCAGACAGCGGCAGGAGAAGCGCAAGAAACTATCGGCAAAGGTCTAGTAGATGCCTTCTCGATCCTAGCAACGGATACGGGAAGCATCACAGAACTTACAGAAGCAATGAACGGTTTTGCAGAAGCAACAGCGACAGCCTTCCGCAACGTCGCAGTCTTAGTCAGTAACCTAGATAAGTCAATGCAGGCTGGTTTCGGACTACTTGGAGTACTTGACAGAATCACGGGCAGTAACTTTGTCAAGATATTTGGTGGCGCTATTGGCTTACTTTCAACACAGGGCGGCGGTTCATTCAGTAGCTTTGCAGGTGCAGGGATGGGCGGATATCCAAGCTCTGCACTCGGCCCCGGTTATGTAGATCCTAATCAAGCGGCGCGCGAAAAGGCTGAGAAAGAGGCAGCGGCTCGCGCAGCAGCTTTAGCTGCCTTGCAAAAAAAATCTTTAGAAGCACAGAAAAAAGCCTTAGAGGCACAGAAGAAGGCTAACGCTCTCAATAAGGCCGCTAAGACTATTGATCTTGATCGTATCAGCATGACGGCTGCCCTTCGTGGCAAGATCAGCGAGACCGATCGCCTATCCCTTAATCTTCAATTAGCCTTACTAGATAAGAATGAAGAGCAGGCACTAAAGTTATCAGCCGAGTTAGAAGCAGCCGTCAAGCGTCAGTTAGCGTTATCCGCTGCGCTTCTTGCTACACCTAAAGCGCCTAACCCTTATGCGGACTGGAAGATTCCAGAACTAAAGATGCCTAGCGTCTCAATACCGGCAACACTTATTACAGCCACAACCGAAGCCCTCGGCGTGCCATCGATCTCTGATATTCCAGCAACAAATACTGGCGGATTAACCGATGCCCAATCAGAAGTCTTCGATGCAATTACTGACTACATTAAAAGATTTGGCGATCCAACTAAAGATCCAACTGTCAATGTAACAGTAGTACTCAATGATCAAGAAGTAGGGAACGCAGTTAGAGATGCATCTATTAATTCATCGCTGTCAGGATCATTTAACACAGTTAATCGCACTGGACGATTTGGTCTAAGTGGTACACAGTGACCCTGCCAGCCACGATCTCGGTCTCTTTCGACTTTAGCCAAGGCGCTACCTTCGGCTTCCCGTTTACTATTGGCGATCCTGTTAACGGCATTATCGGCGTATCTCAGTTCGCATCAAATGAAGTGCCAGAGCCCGTAATCGATCTGAGTTCTCAGACTCGGCAGATTACTATTAGGCGCGGTCGCAATATTATGCGAGACACCTATGAGTCGGGATCTTGCACAGTACGAGTCATTGATCAGAATGGCGACTTCAACCCACAGAATCCAGCCAGCCCATACTTCGGCTATTTGACTCCACTACGTAAGATCCGTGTAGCGGCTACTACTCCTACGACACAGGCATTCCTATTCTCAGGCTATGTGACAGACTATAAGTACACCTACCCTGTAGGACAAGAATTAGGTTATGTAGATATATCTTGCGCTGATGCTTTCCGCCTCTTTGCTATGGCTAACGTGACCACAGTAGGTAGTGCAACCGCCGGGCAGACTACTGGCACACGCATTGACAAGATCCTAGATCAGGTGGACTTTCCTTCTAGTATGAGATTTATCGATGCAGGATCTACAACAGTTCAGGCAGATCCAGCAACTACTCGTACAAGCCTTTCAGCAATTCAGGTGGCCGAATTCACGGAGCAGGGGGCGTTTTATTGCCGTGCAGACGGAGAAGTAGATTTTAAGGATCGTGCCTCAGTAGTAGGATCTCTAGCCCCGGCACCGATTGAGTTTAATCAGACTACAGGTATCCCATATTCTAATCTTAGATTCGCATTCGATGACAAGCTGATCATTAACAGCGCTACGATGACTCGCGTCGGCGGCACACAGGTTACGGCTAACAATGTCGATTCGATTGCTAAGTACTTCCCTCATGGCATGAACGTCGAGAACTTGATCGCACAGACAGACGCGCAGGTTCAAGATATAGCTGACATCTATGTCGCTACTAGAGCAGAGACTACAATCCGAATCGATGCCATGACAGTCGATCTATTAGATCCAGCCGTGCCAACAGATACCATGATTGGGCTTGAGTACTTTGATAATCTTGAGATTACTAACGTCCAGCCTGATTCGAGTACAATCGTTAAGACCCTGCAGGTACAGGGCTTGGCGTGGGATATAACCCCCAACAGCATGAAGGTGACAGTTACAACACTTGAGCCCATCGTTGAAGGATTCATTATAGGATCATCAACATCGGGTATAATAGGCACGTCCATAATGGGATACTAGGAGAAAAAAATGGCAGTAGGCTTTCCAGCATCGACAGGCGACATCTTTACAGCGGCAGACTATAACGGCCTAGTAGCCTTTACTATTGGCGCAGATAAGACGGCGAACTATACTTTCGTATTAAACGATCAATATCAGGAACTAATCGTGGTTAATAGCGGTACAGCTAAAGACGTGCTAATTCCTACAGATGCCTCAGTAGCCTTTGCAGTAGGTACGGTAATTACTGTCTATAATGAGGGCGCGGGATTGGTCACACTTAAGGCCGTGACTCCGGGCACTACTACAGTCCAAAGCCGAGGCGCGACCGCTGCTTCTCCAACTCTTGCCAGTTTCGGTTCTGCCGCTTGCATTAAAATAGCGGCGAATCTATGGGCGGTAGTCGGGGCTATTGCGTAATGCTTAATAATGTAGTCGGTTTAATCAATCCCGCCATAGTGCCTTCAAATGTTGATTACTTGGTAATCGCTGGTGGCGGCGGCGGTACCTCATATGGCGGCGGCGGCGGCGCCGGTGGTTATCGAACTAATACTTTTACTTTTGCAAAGTCAACAAATTATTTAGTTACAGTCGGTGCTGGTGGCGCTGGCGGAGACCCAAATGCAGGAGGTGTTGGAGCCCCAGGTTCTAACTCTGTATTTTCTAGCTTTACTTCAACGGGCGGTGGAAATGGTTCACCTGGTGGAACAGTAGACGGCGGCTCTGGCGGTGGCGGTTATCCGACAGCAGGAACGGCAAGCCCTTCGGGTCAAGGCAACAATGGCGGCGCCGGTGACAATAACGCCAATTTTCTTTTACGTTACTCAGGTGGCGGCGGTGGCGCTGGCGCAGCAGGCGCTTCTGGTTCTTCTAATGGAACAACTGGTACTGGTGGCGCTGGTGGTAATGGTTTAGCCTCAAGCATTACTGGCACTTCAGTTACTCGTGGCGGTGGCGGAGGTGGTTTTGTAGATGGTCGCTTAACTTTCCCTACTGGTGGAACTGGTGGAACAGGCGGAGGTGGAGCAGGAAGTGTTACCGCAACTCCTGGCACATCAGGCACAGTTAATACCGGTGGCGGAGGTGGAGCCTCTAGCTTTGCATCTGGTGGATTTCATAATGCAGGTGCTGGTGGTTCGGGCATTGTGATTTTACGATTCTTATCCTCTTTAGGAACAATAACTATTGGAGCAGGATTAACAGGTTCAACAGCCGATGATGGTCTTTACAAAGTTACAACAATCACAGCAGGCAGTGGAAATGTGAGCTGGGCATAATGGCACATTACGCATTTTTAAATGACTCAAACATTGTCACAGAAGTCATTACTGGTATTGATGAAACAGAACTAATCGAAGGGCTAGACCCTGAAACTTGGTACGGCAATTTTAGAGGCCAGGCATGCAAGCGTACAAGTTATTCTGGGTCAATCAGATTTAATTACGCTGGCATCGGATTTACATACGATCCGATCGATGATGCATTTATAGCGCCTATGCCATGCGATCACGCAGAACTATTATTAAACGATCTAAAGAAATGGGAATGCTCTAATGAAGCCCATACTGTGTAAGGCTGGGCAACAGTTACGCGAGCAATTCGATGACACCTTCCCAGATCGTGATAGGCGTTCCGATGGCTGGATCGGCGACCTCCGTCATTCAGCGCGTCCTAGTGATCACAACCCTGATCCAGCGACAGGGGTGGTTCGCGCCATCGATGTCGATCGAGATGTACATAAGTCAAGCAAGCCCGACCTCATGCCCGATATTGCAGATCAGCTTCGACTCGCGGCCAAAGCAGGCGAGAAGCGAATCTCCTACATCATCTTTGCAGGACGAATTGCATCGTCTCGCATGGGCTGGCGCTGGCGCAAGTATTCTGGAAGTAATCCACATAACGCGCATTGCCATATCTCTTTCACTAAACAAGGCGATCAAGACAGCTCTTTCTTTAATATCCCGCTACTAGGAGGAAAATAATGGAACAGGCAAAATCACTTGCAGCATCATGGGCTCGCTCATTCTTAGCGGCTGCACTTGCGCTATACATGGCAGGGGTTACAGATCCTAAGACTTTGGCAATGGCCGGGGGCGCTGCGCTTGCACCTGTTATCTTGCGCTGGCTCAATCCCAATGATGCATCCTTTGGCGTGACGAAAGAATGAGCCAGGAAAATTTTTTCACCCTTTACTTTGCTAGCCTTGCAGTAATTGGTGGCCTTGCAGGTTATGTCATCACGCATCTACTGTCTGAAATTAAGCGACTAAACTCGCGTGTCGATGAGATTTATAACATCCTCTTAGAGCGATAATTTTAATATGGCAAAGAAGAAGGTTATCGATCTCGATACTTACTCACAGTTAGACGCGTGGGCTATTAGCCTGCATGAGATGTATCGCGCATTGCGCCGGGCTGGCTTTGCCATTGATATCTGTCTAGCAATTATCTCTGATCGAGATGCTTACCCTGATTGGATCTTGCCATCGATCCCCGACCGAGTGGATCGCCTACCCTATGAGGATGACGAAGAGGACTAATGAAGCGCATAGTCATAGTGAGCGACCTACAGGTTCCGTTCCACGATAGACACGCAGTTAAGAATCTAGCCAGTTTTATAAGTAAGTTTAAGCCGCATGAAGTAGTCACGATCGGAGATGAGATTGACTTCAACACCATCTCAAAATGGTCAGAAGGCACACCCGAAGCCTATGAACAGACGCTTGGAGACGATCGCGATGAGGCTGTTCAAGTACTTTACGATTTACAGGTAACACAGACGATTCGATCTAATCACACAGACCGCCTTTACAATCAGATCATGAGGAAGATTCCCTCATTCCTATCCTTGCCAGAGCTTCGCTTCGAGAAGTTCATGAAATTCGATGAGCTAGGGATTACCTTTCATAAGAAGCCATACAATATAGCGCCGGGCTGGATTGCAGTACATGGCGATCATACCCCTATTAAGTCACAAGGAGGCCTCTCAGCCCTTGAGGCGGCTCGTAGGCATGGGAAGAGCGTTATCTCAGGGCATACTCACAGAGCAGGCAGATCGTCCTTCTCAGAGGCCTCTGGAGGCCGTATAGGGCGTATCCTGCATGGTGTCGAGGTTGGCAATCTAATGGACTTTTCTAAGGCAGGCTACACAAAGGGATCGGCTAACTGGCAACAGGCATTCGCCATCATGTACGTCGAAGGTAAGAATGTTCAAGTCGATCTGATTTACTTTGAGAAAGACGGCACATTCGTAGTCTCAGGCAAGCGCTATGGACGATCTCGATAACGAGCTTGATCGAGACATTGACGATCATATAGACCAGGCAGAATCGTTACCATTTCGTTATCTAAATATCCTTAACCTGTCTTAGCGATCTGTCATCCTTCTCTCATCGGCGAAGTTCGTCGATAAGAAAGGGCAATCATGTTCGATACAGTTACGCAAGACGTTATAGTTTTAATTATTATCTCGGCTCTATGGTTTCACTTTGGTCGATCTGTAGGTATTCGTGTAGGTTATCTCAAAGGCCGTAAGGCGGTTAGAGATTACTACGAAGCCAAGGATAAGGTGAGAGTGTGAAAGCGAATGATTTCCTCAACGAAGCAAAAGCAGTTATACAAGATCGTGGAATGGACTACGGACACCCGTCAGACAATATGTCCAGAACCGCATGCCTCTGGTCTGCATTCCTCCAAATGCCTGTTACTGACTATCAAGTGGCGTCATGCATGGCATTGGTCAAGCTCGCTCGAAGTATGGAGTCAGCGAAAGTCGATACATACATCGACGCTGCGGCATATATGGCAATAGCAGGGCAACTACACACAGAGGAGAACGAACTTTATGTTTAATCTATCGGAGTACACAACAGTTAGCGAAAGAATTAAGTTATTTAGAGAGATGTATCCGATGGGCAGGATTATCACTACTTTAATCTCAGAAGATCCAAGCCGAGTAGTATTCAAGGCAGAGTTTTACCGAGATGATGAGGATCAGCGTCCATTTTCAACTGGCTATGCTAGAGAGATCACAGCGGATCGAGGCGTTAATAAAGACTTTGCCCTTGAGAACTGCGAAACCTCCGCAATCGGAATTGCCGCCAAGAATGCCAATATAGGCACAGATAAGAACTCAATTAGCCGAGAGGAAGCTGAGAAGGTGAATCGAGTAAACCAAGTAAAGGCTAGCATCGATGAAGTAAAGGCTAAGATGGCTAGTACATCTGGCGAATACATTCCAGTAGTAAAGGAGGACGATCCATGGACTACCAAAGCAGCGAGTATGCCGCCCACAATGGGGGAAGCTGTATCGATGGTGAAAGAGATCATTGGAGGCCAGACCGAGAAGGATATTCCACAATGCCATCATGGCGAAATGATGTGGAAAACTGGCACGAGTAAGGCTGGTAAGCCTTGGGGTCATTTCAAATGCACATCAACGCGGATCGATCAATGTAAAGATCCGATTTGGTATGAGATTGCCCCTGATGGTACATGGCAACGCCAGAAGGCGAGAGCATAATGGGATCTTTACAGTTTATGAATCAAGACGGGGAATGGGAGTCATTCCCTACAGAAGATGAGATACATCGATCTAAAGAGGTCATTGCTATCTTAGAAGAGTTTACATTCACGACTAGATGTTGCTTATGTAATGAGGCGATACCTTACAGAGATATTAAGGTTAATCTTAAGAATAAGAGCTGGTCATGCGCTAAGTGTCACGCTGTCAATGGCCTCACAAAGCCGTAAATACCGAGGATTCTCTACCGAGAGAATCGTAGCCCGTTACCTTTCGGAATGGTGGGCTCACGCGGACATCGGTAGAGGGGCTGGAAAAGATATAACTCATGTCCCGTTCGACATGGAAGTTAAAGCTAGATCGGCGTTCCAGCCAAAGGCGTGGATCGATCAGGTCACTAAAAGAGCTAGCAAGTCCAATGACTTGCCTATCGTGGTGTGTCGCTTGAATGGCCAAGGAGAAGCTAATCCTCAGGATTATCTGGCTTTTATGCGGCTTGGTGATCTGGTCGATCTATTGCTCAAGTCAGGTTACGGGGATTTCAAGGGTGATCGAGATACACTAGAGCCTATGCGTTGCAAGATGTGCGGCGCTTGGGCGTTCACGCCTACATGTAGGACGTGTGAGGTTGATCCAGATGCCGACTTATGAGTTCGAGTGTGACAATGAGCTGTGCGAATCTAATGCACGAATCGAGCAATGGATGAGTATCAATGAACCTCATGATTTGGAATGCCCATTCTGCCATTCATCTATGCATAAGGTTTACTCATCGGTAGGAGTCTCGTTTAAGGGCTCTGGATTTTATTCTACGGACAATCGATGAGCGACACGCCTCTGAACAGGACTTATGTTAATGGGCTTGACACGTCTGGTACTCTCAGCGCTAGAGCCCATCAGGGGCTCAACGCGAGCCCGATAGGGCTAGCTCGCGTGGTAGCACTCGCTATTGGGATATCTCTATCTATAGCAATGCCCCTAGATGCACAGGCGTCAAATAAGCAAATACAATGGGTAAAACAATTAGCCAAAGAACAATTAACTGATAAGCAAGAACTATGCCATCATGAGATAGTCTTTCGTGAGAGTACTTGGAACTATAAGGCTATAGGTAATAAGGGCGGCACTAAGCAGACCTATGGGCTATATCAGATGAAGGTGGAGAGCCTTAAGCATGCTGATAGTATTAAGCAGTTCTGGATGTATTATCATTATGTAGGCTATCGCTATGGATGGACTGAGTATGAAGACCCTAACTATTGCAATGCATTACATCATCTAAAGACTAAGGGATGGCAGTAATGCCAAGAAATGCATTAACTGAAGATCAAAAGGCTTTTGTGCGTGATAACGCCTCAATGGGAGGTAATTGGTTATCAGAGCAGTTATTGGTCGATCGAGCAGCGATCTACCAGTATGCAACAGACATCAAGATAAGCGTTAAAAAAGGTGGTAAGCCAGACGCTAGGGATAAGGCTATAAGCAAACTTAATAGGACATGTATGACTTGGCCTAGAAAGCACCATAAATATAAGAAGCTTCTAGTAGAGCGTGATGGCCTAAGGTGCCATTACTGCGATGTAGTTATGACCTACAAGGATGCACAGATAGACCACATCATAGCCAAGGCTAGAGGTGGTACAGATGCACCTTCTAACCTAGTGCTAGCATGTGCTACATGTAACCATGTTAAGAGTACATTGTGCTACACATGCCCAGAGTTTAGAGATACCATTGCCAAAAGATCCTAGAGATAGCAGAGCCTATCGAGCAAGACGCCTAGAGGTGTTAGCTCGTGATCAATGGACGTGCTTCTACTGCATGCAACCTGCGACCACAGTCGATCACGTTATCCCGATTAAAGACGGGGGTGATCCGCTTGCCTACGATAACTTGGTGAGCTGTTGTACTACCTGCAACTCACGCAAGGGATCGCGCTCACAGGGCTCTTTTTTAGCACGCACGTTCAC